TCTGTAGTAACGGTTGGAGTTGACTCTGAGTCTTCCGAGACCCTGGGTGGTTCCTTCAGCGAATGGGTTAGCAACCAGACCGTAACGGGTCTTGAAGCCGATCTTAGGCTGGAAGGTGTTCTCTCCAACGGCACGAACCATCTGGAGGGGAACATATGGGCAATAGAACAGACCTGCGTCGTAAGGTGAAGAACCCTTATAACCGACAACATAGTACTGGTTACCTGCAGAAGCATTAGCTGCAGTCAGGTTAGCCGAATATGGGTCGATGTAGACACGGAACTTACCATTGATGGTACCAGCAAAGGTGTTGCCAGTGTCATCAACGTTCAGGTTAGCGTTCAGAGCTGGGGTGTAATCGAGGATACCAGCCATGGTCAGTGCGGAAGCAACGTCTGCAGAACACAGAATCATGTTGCCCTTTCCTCTACGAGTTCTTTGAGCAATCGCGTTAGCGTCTCTCTCGATTTGGAAAAGCAGACCCTTGAACTTCTCAACCGACCAACGTCCGTTGGAGTCGATGTCGAGGTCGAATACACCAGCAGTTGCGGTGTTTGAAACAGCACCTTGCTCAGCAACCTTATAGATGGTTCTGATGACTTCTCTGTTGATCTCAGCGAGGATCTCAGTTGAGAGAATGTTAGCAAGTTCTGCTTCTGCATTCAGACCGTGAATTGCCTTCAGGTCTTGTGCAAGCTCGAGGCTGTACTCAGCCTTCAGTGCTCTTGACTTAGCGGTTACGGTGACTTTCTCAATCGAGAATGCCATCTGGTTGAACTGGTCTCCACTACCAGAACCCAGGTTCTCAGCGTCACCAGTGACCATACCTTCACCGACGTTATAGCCAGTTGAAGATGCAGTACCAACAGGGTTCAGAACTGAAGGGTTGGTTCCAGACTGTGAAGTGGTACCCAGACCAGCATTACCGTCTGCAAATCCTGCAGTCAGGTTGAAGCCGTCGTCCTGACCAGAGAATGCGGTATCTGCTTCGTTGAACAGTGCTTCCGAACCAGACTGAGTCTCGTAACGGGAACGCATTGCAAAGATCAGTCCAGTAGGACCATTCATTGGCTGAACACCAGCCAGGTCATATGCGACCAGGTTAGGCATTGCACGTCTGATCAGTGAGATCAGAACGGGGTCGAAACCAGCGGTAGGACCAGCAGCAGCTGAATCAGCACCAAAACCACCTGATGCACCAGCGGCATTGGCAGCGTTGGTTGGGGTTTCCATCAGGTTGATACCTGTCTGGAATGCATGCTCCTCACGGAGGAATTTTTCTTGGTTTTCGAGCAGGACAGCGGTTACAGCTCTTCTATGTGAATCCTTGATGGGATCAAGACCTTCATAGTCGAGGAGTGGGCTCCACTTCTCCTGCAGATGTTCGGATTGAAACATTTGCTTTACTTAGATAGTTGTTGTTGTTTGAATGAATGTTAAATTCACTTTTTGAAAGCACCCAGTGCTCTCATATACTGCTCCATACCTCTAGAGGTTGGTGCAACTGTTGAGTCAACACCCTCAGAAAGGGTCTGAGGTGCTTCGGATTTTGCAGTAGGGGCCTTGGAGAAGTATGACTCCTTCAGGGTCTCCAGCTTTTCACGATATTCTTCTTCACTTTCAAACTCAACACTTTCTGCAAGAGAAGCGAGCTTATCCTTCTGGGTCTCAGCAAGACCTTCGGAAACTTGGACAAAAATACCTTCAGCAGTAGACTCGGCGAGTCTCTTATTCAGATAGATGTTCTTGTCAATTTGCTCGTTGAGTTTTGTCTCCATATCATCAAGTTTTTCTACCATGCTCTCAAGTACATCATATTTCTCTTCAGGGATAGTTACATAATGCTCTTCAAAAAGTCCCTTCATGCCAGACAGGAAGGACTCAGTCATTTCGGTCTTGAGACCATGCTCGATAGCCAACTCATTCTCGGTCATCCACTCTTCGCAGACGTACTCAAGATATGAATCAACTCTTTCAGTGAGGGACTCTTTGAGTTCCTCTCTTGCTTCGTCCAGTCTTTCTTCGTACTGAACTTCCAGGGTTTCCTGGATTTCTTTGATTTTAGAGGTTAATGCGGCTTCGAAAATGACACGTGCCTTTTCTTTGAACTCTTCAGAGAGTTCTTCACCACCAAGGAGTGCGTTAACATCTTCATCGATGTCAACTTCTTCAACTGTCTCAGATTCAGAAACAATCTCTTCTTCTTCGAGAACTTCCTCTTCCACTTCAGCTTCCTCGCCGTAAGTGTTCTTCTTAGATGAATCCATCGAGTCTGCTTTTTTAGCACCCTTGTTTACTACATCATTAACCGTCTTGATTCTAGGCTCTTTGAGCTTTGCAGAATCATTGGTTGGGCTGTAGTTATCAGGGGTAGGACCACCAAGATCTTCATAAGAAGGTGAAAGACCTTCGCCAGGGCTGGAAAGCTTTTGCATACCTTCAGCAGGCTTAGCGTTCGCGTTCACAGCAGTTTTAGATTGCTCCATTTCTTGTAAATCTCCACGAGACATTTGAAGTTACTCCGATTAACCTTTTTTAATCTATATTTATTTATAAATTGTTTATTTCTATATAATCAAAGATTATTTAAGAAATCATTGAACAAATTAAGTTTTTGCTCATCAAGTTGACCTTGGGTTACAAGGGTATTGATTTGCTTGTAGGTTTTGGCTGCTCTAGCTTCTCTCAGGATACCACCATCCCAAACCCACTCTTTTCCTTCCATGATACCTTCAACGAAAGCATCAGGAGCAGAAGGATCAGCAACGATGTCAGCGGCAGTTGCCAACATGAAGTCGTCACCAACTACGTTTACACCTTCTCTTGTTTGTTTGAGTGATCCGATACCTCTTGAAGAAACACCAAGTTTAACACCCTCCCCAATAAGAGACTCCGCGATCTTACCCATAGGAGTAGATAAGATTTTTGCTTTACCGATAAAGTTGGTTCCACTTTCTTTGAGCGAAACAATTTTGTGACTGACACGATCCAAGTTAACAGTCGGTCCATCTGGGTGTCCGAGTTCTCCAAGAGCTCTTCCTGCCTGAATGTGGTTCTCGTTATATCTTTGAACCTCCTTTCTCAGGGTTTCCATCTGATACATTCTACCGTTACGGTTGCAGATGTCTCCTTGAAGGAAGATACCCTCAATGAACATTGACTTTTTACCGTTCTTTTCTTCAACGATAAAATCAACTGTTTCGATTTCTTCTCTGATGAGTTTCATTTTTCTGTTCAGGAATCTTGTACTTGTTGGATGTATGCTTTGCCAGTGCCAGATTCAGTTTTGACTGCCACTTTAATTGACTTTCTCAGTTCAGCATAAGGTGCAGTTAATGCTGATGGATTTCCGCTACTTGAATCGTGATCGATTGTTGCTCTTGTATTGAAATATCCACCTCTGTCTGAAGTGGTATTTACATCAATAACAATCTTGTGAGAAAAATCAAACGCGGATTGACCGTTGACAGTAAGAGAGACTGCATCTCCTACAGCAAATGGACATCCAGTTCCTTCTGGGAAATCAACAATAGTTGTAGAACCAGTGGTAATACCAACTACTCTTTGTGAGGCAATTGGTCCAATAGTGATGGTCTCAGTCTCATTGGTTGAAACATAATAATTTTCATTAGTTGCTGTTGGATTAGTTCCGATTGCAACATAAACTCCAGCGGTTTCGGCAACTACTCTAAGCGCATCAGATTGTTGTGAAAATGCAGAAGTTTGTGTAGAAGTAGCACTTGTACTTACTACCGTATTAATACCAACTGGTTTAAGAGCAGCCATTATTGTTCAATAGTTCTATAATTTCTATTTATCAATCTTCAGTGTCTTCTTCAGATTCATCAAAATCTAACTCTTGTTCTGAAGTAGGATCATCAAAGATTGACGCAGCGACATTAGGTCTACTTGCTTCGATTTTCTCTGCACTCTTTGCAAAAAGAATATCTTTGATTTTGTCACTGATTTGTGCCGAAGACTCGTCTGGGCTGACGAGTAAGTCCATTAATTCGTCCATGTTTAAAAATTGATAACGTTTATATTTAGATTATGCCACCTGCTGGATTCTCGGTCCCTGGTGTTGTAGGGTCCTTTGGTGACGTAGGTGCCTGTATTGCGTCAGGTGTCTGAGCTGCTCCAATATCTGGAACACCTGCAGCAGGTCCACCAGTGGCTGGATCAACCATAGCGTTTGGATCAGGAATAACACCGTTTTCGATCTCATCCTCAATCAATGCATCCTGCTCAATGATTTCCTCATCGGTTTGTCTGAGAATGTTTCTTCTCACATAGTCTTGTGAGTAGTATCTACCTACATAAGGTTCTGCAAGTGCAGCCAGGTTTAATCTTTCGGTAGTCAATTCTGCATCTTTGAGTTCTGCAAAATGATTGTCATACAGGAAATCATATTGAATATGATCTGCCATGTACTCCCAATCTTCAGGAGTTACAATATTCTTCAGGAGAAGTTGAGTTCTCAACATGTCGTTGAACATTGAAGAGAATCTCTTTCTCATTCTTCCAACAAACTTCGAGAACTTAATTTCATCTCTCAAAATTTCGGAAGAACGACCAAGTGAAAAACCACCCTCACCCTCAATTCTGGTCTCTGGAACGTTAAGAGCTCTGTAGAGTTTTCTTTGGAAGTAGTTAATATCGGTGATTTCACCAAGATTCTGACCACCAGGAAGAGTTGTAATTTCAGTTCCTCTACCACCTTCACGTCTAGGAAGCCAGAAGTCTTCCATCATTGACATGAACTTTTTATCGTCTCTCATCTCACCAGTGTTTGCGTCATAGACCAACTTGTTTCTATAACGCATCATGACATCACGGAGATATTGTTCTGCCTTTATCTTAGGAAGATTACCAACATCAATATAGAATATTCTACGTTCTGGTGCTCTTGAGAGTCTATAGATAACAAGCGAATCCTCAATCATCATCAACTGATTGAGTGGTTTGATTGCCTTGTGTAACCAAGAAAGAGTCAGACCTTTGTTTCTGTCTACCAGACCAGAGGTACAATATGTGACAGAATCTCTGGTCAACTTAATTCCCTTTTGAGGGGAACCACCATACCCATTACGTTGTTGAATATTATCTGGAGTGTAAATAAAATATTCTTCAATTTCTGGAAAGTTATATCCTAAACCATCAGAACCTTGAAATTGATCTTGTGCAGATTGAATACTTTCGTTACCTTTCTTCTTTAACTGACGAACATATCTAATCTTAGACGCGTCGATATATCTCAGTTCCTGAATACCATCTTGAGGATTCTTCTGGTCAATGACTTTATTATAGTAAAGTCTCCCATCAATGTACCAATTCCTAAAGATTTCGTGTGATTTTTTATCAAAGTCAAGTAATTCGAGAATATATCTGAACTCTTCTCTGATTTTATTTTTAATCTTATCACTAGCATTCAGATTAGATAGTTCAATCTGAACGGGAGTATCATTTGTATCTGATACAATTGCTTCGTTTACAATATCTTCGATCGCACTATCAGTTTCAGGATACAGAGCCATTGTTCTGTATCTTCTAATTAGATCGTTTTCATTTCGATAAAGTCCCTCAATGTCTAGATTATAACTACCAAAAAACCCACTACTGACATAACTCTCCGCACCGTCTGAATTAGAAGGTGGAATCGGAGAGACTATGCCAGGTGAGTTTTTCTCATTATCTTCAATTGAGAAACCAAATAATCTGGCCATTATGATTATATACTAGACTATGTCTTAGTATTTATCACTCAACCAGAACTTCATTAGCATTACTACCAGTGGACTCAAGTGAGTTACCAATAGTAAAGTACTGAACTTCAAATGTTACGGTAAATGTTTCAATCGCATCAGAATCATCATAGCTCAGTGTAATCTCACTGATTTCAGTTGGGAAGATGTCATAGAACTTATATGTTCTAAGAACTGCCGACTCACCACCTTCATTCGTGGTTGAGAATCTTTCGGCACCTCTACCTAACTGTTGAACGTATGCATCAGTCATGTAAGATGATGGATTGGTTACACCAGTTGCATCATCCAGTTTACTGATGACATTAGCCCATCTTTCAAATGCGGTTCTGAGTTGGAAGTCCTCATCATTGATGATTGTGACAACCCATGGTGCAAACGTTCTGTCTCCAGCAACTTTTAAAGTTCTTCCTCTAAAAGGAACAGGAACTTGAGCAACTGTAGAAGCAGGAAGGTTAGCAGCCTTACAAAGGAACTTCATCGTTCCATTTTCAGACTGATCACCACTTCCCCATGCATCAGAGATGGAAGATGGGAATGTAGGAATCGAGACCTCAAATAGGTTAGGGCGGGCACCCCCACCCGCCAGTCTTGATTTAAATTGAGAAAGGGTTTTTGTGTCTGCCATTGGTTAATCCTCCTTAGTTATTTAATAAAATCAAACAGTTCCAACGACTTCCTGGAAGTCAACACCAGTTCTGGTGGCGACAAATGTCAGGGTAACGTAGTTGATTGACTTGGTTGGCTTAAGGAAGATGTCAGCTCTAAACTCATTATTGTCAATGACATCAGGTGTGTTGTTTGTTTCATCGCAAACAACCAAGAAGTCATAGATACCTCTCTTTGCCTGAACATCTCTGAGATATGGTTCGACGATGTTCACGAAATTAGCTCTCGTGTTTGCATCGTTGAGTTCAAAGAGTTGTGAGTTAGCAGCACCTTCGAGTGCTTGTTCAACAGTCAAGAACAGTCTTCTTACATTGATTCTATCAAATGCAGATGAGTATCCAAGAGCTGTTTTATCACCGAAGAGAACAATACCAGTACCTCTTTGGGTAATGATAGAGTTAATTCTTGATCCATAAAGCACGTCTCTTTGTGCCTTAGTTGGGTTATAAGCCATCTTAATGGCGTTGTTCAGAACACCTCTCTGAACACCTGCAGGAGAGAACCAAGGATAAGAATCAATAGACGTTCTAACCATCAAACCAGCAATGTCTCCATTGGTTGGGATGTATCTGAACGTATTGTTGAATCTATCAAAGGTGTACTTGTAACCTGTATCAAGAACTGCGTAAGACGAAGAAGAAACTGGAGCGTAGAATTGAAGAACGTTTGTTGTCTGAGTAGCAGAATCAGTAACGTTTACAACATTTGCTCTATGTGGCGAGATTGTCGCGACACAATCTTTTCTGTTCTCTGCAATTGAGATCAGATAGTTTGCCTTTGCTTGAGATTGATTTTCGACGGAAAGACCAGGACCCATCAAAAGATAATCTACTTCAATCTCATCCTTGTTTGCAAAGTATCCATAACCAGTGACGATATCAGAAAGATCGGCTGCCATACCACCATTTGCCTGGTAGTCAACACCACCTGTTAAGGTGTAAGATACGTTGCCAAGAGAGGAGAATTTGTTGTTTTGTGCAACTTGACCCCAAAGACCTTGAGCAACCGTATATGGTGTGAAACTTGTCGAGAAACCCGATGCTCTTGGAATGGTGTTCCAATAAGTATCTTCTGACTGTGATGGATTATATCCAGGGAAAATAAACTTAGAATTCAGAGCAATATAGTCCTTGTAGTATGTCTTAGTTGGATTGTCTGCATCTGCCTCTGCATCACTTGCTTTGGAGAGTGACAGGAATCTCTCAAGAATAGAACCTTGAACACCAGTTACATCACCAGTGTCATCAACGACAACAACGTGGATTGCATCATTACCACCGTTTCTTTGTACAACATACTGGTTGTCAACAGGTCTTGGTGCTACACTCTTCCAATAAACTGTGGAGTTAGTAAGACCCAACGTTTGTGAGTCATACCAGTCATTAACAGTACCTGCGGTTACAGGTGTGGTATATGCAGTACCACTCTGAGGTGTAATGTTTAGACTATCACTAACTTTGAACGAAGCAGCTTCGTTGTACTGTTGATAATTTACAGGAATGGATGTACCAGCGGTAGATACCAAGTTCTGATAAGTTACTGCAGTACCTACTGTTGGAAGTGAAGCCGCAATACCTGTCTTAAGAGTGACAGAAGTATTGGTGACAAAACTCAGGATTTCAATTGAACCATTTCCTGGTGACAGGAAGAAGTTTCCAGTTGTGATGCCCGATGTACTATTAACACTAATAGTAGTGTCTCCTTCTGCTGCTGCTACCGAAGTAGTAGTAACACCAATCGTTTGATAATCCTGTACTTCGGGATATTGTCTCTCAAGTACTTTTACTTCGATAGAACTGTTTGAATTCTGTGAGTCAGTGTT